ACATAACGATATACACAAAGACTAACTGCCCCAACTGCGTGACGGCTAAGCTGATACTGGATGCCGCAGGGCTTAAGTATGCTGACGTAGACATTGAAGTCGGTGAGCGCCTAGCCAACTTGCTGAAGGAATTCCCTGACGCTAGGCAGATGCCGCAGATTTTTATTAACGACCAACGAGTTGGTGGGCTTGCAGGTTTGCAAGTTGCCCTGCGTAAATTAGGAGTATTGGTATGAGCAAAGCACTTAACCCGTGGGAAGAATTGGCGCAAGTCGATCGACCCAGTATCTTTTTAAAGGATGTGTATTTCAGAGCGAAGAACCCAAGCAACCAGATCAAGAGCAAAGAAGACTTAGGTTACAAACAATTTGGCACGTTTGCCCGAGCGCAGGCGCGTCAACCAAACAAACACGAAGGAACACTTGAAGATGCCCCGACCAAAGCCCCCCGCCCCCCTAAAGGTACGATACGTACGTTTAAATGACCGGCACTGGGAAATTTTCAAGCAGCTAGGTAGCGCCAAATGGTTGAGGGAGTTCCTCGACAAGAAGGCCCCCATGCCCAAGAAGTACTATGACGTTTTTTTAAAGGATAAACAAAATGATTGAAATGGTTCCAAATGCAGATGATATGCAAGTTAGTGGTAGTCACTACAAAGACATGGCAATTCAACCATGGACAGTAATGCAAGCCGTGCTGACCCCCGAAGAATTCCGTGGGTTTTTAAAAGGCAACATCATCAAGTACGCCATGCGTCAAGGCAGGAAAGACGGCAGTGATGATGCAGGCAAAGCCATGCACTACAAGCACAAGCTAGAGGAAGTGACCAATGGCAGCGACACCCGAGGCTAAGGTCAAGAAGAAAATCCACGAAGCACTAAAGGCACATGGAGCGTATGCTGTGAACTACATTGGGGGTATGCACGCTAACAACGGCACCCCTGACATCCTTGCGTGCTTGAAGGGTAGGTTCATCGGCATCGAAGCCAAGGCGGGTAAGAACAAGCCAACGGATTTACAAACTTCTAACCTTAGAACTATTGACGAGGCGGGGGGCTTAGCCCTCGTCATCAACGAAACAAACGTCGACGAGCTACCCAAGTATCTGACGAACATAAAAATAGCGCAGTCCAACTACACGTTGTATTGCAAACCACTGGAGGAACCGAAATGAGTACGCAGAGCGACATGAGCGAAGAACTAAACTGCTCCGAAGGGGCACGCATGCTGATCGAGCGCATGCAGTCCCACCCAAAAGACTTTAAATACGAAGGCAGATTCAGCCGAATCGTTGACCAGATACTGGGCAAAGTACCTGTGGGGTTTAGTGAGCTGTCAGACCGTGATAAGGATGCTCTCACCGCCGCGTTTCAGAAATACATAATGGAGCCAAACCTGACCGAGTATGTGGTCGACGAAATCTTCAACGGTGATAAGCGCCGTAAGGAAGAGCAAGAACAGCAACAACGAGATGTACAAGCAAGATATGTACACGCACAGAGCCAACTTGCGCCGGGCATGCTCGGTACTTGGTCTGATCCACGAATGGCACTGCAAGGTGGCGCGCTTATTTCTAACCCTGCACAAGGGCGGCAGTTGTGGATGCTTGAACAGGAAGAACAAAAATTGCAACTGTCAATCATGGACAAGATTCGACGCAAACTAAAAGGAGAACCAAGATGATGCAATCAGTACAAATAATTATTGAACGACTCAAGACACACCCCGAGGACTTCTTTGGGGAGATAAGCGACCGCCAAGGGCTTGGACTGCCACGGCCAAAGTTTTACGACATCACAGACAAAATAGACAACTTGTTGTCTCACCCTCAAGAAGGGCACGTACACCGCCTGTGGTACTTAACCGATACCGAAAGACTAGCGTTGATTGAAGCGTACAAAGAAGCCCGTCGTGCAAGGTTCGAAGCCAAGGTGTTTCATACACTGCTGACTAAACAAGAACCGAACGAGGTGTCGGTCAGTACCGCGACGTATAAAGCGCAAGTCCCATTGTGGCAAGGTGCAGTACCTAAAGAAGAAGGGGGGCCAGTAAATGTCTGAAGAAATTTGTGAAGGCGTTCAAATGCTGCTTGACCGCATGAAGCACAACCCCGAGGACTTTGAGTACGAAGGCAAGTTGTATGGCTACCGCAACACCATGGAAGAAGTCCTAAACGCCCCGCCTGCGCATCAACCGCTATGGTTTCTAAATGAAACCGAGAAGAAGGCGTTAAGCGACGGGTACAGGGAAATGCACAAACAGATGTTCACAGCGAAAGTAATACAGGACGTTTATAGACCGGCACCTGACTACGACATCAACATGGACAGGCCCTACAGAAATAAGAGTAATATCATCACCCCGCAGAGCGTCTTCAAAGAAGCCACAGAGCTGCTTAACCAAGAATTCGACAAAGAATACGCCAAAAACATTCAACACAAATTATGCCCATAATCGTAACCCTTGACCTCGAATGCTATTACTCAACTGAGTACTCCCTGACCAAGATTCCTACCGAGGAGTATGTGCGGTCGCCTCAGTTTGAGATGATTGGCATTGCCATCAAGGTTGGTGATGGCCCGACGACGTGGTATCCCAAGCCACAAGTTGAGAAGGTACTCAAAGAGTTCGACTGGTCTGATGCGATGGTGGTTGCACAGAACACTGCGTTCGATGGTGCCGTTCTCAACTGGCTGTATGGTGTGAAGCCTTTGGCATGGTTTGACACGCTTGGTATGTCACGAGCCTTGTTCCCCCACGAGAAAGCGCATGGCCTAGCCAAGCAAGCTGAACGCATGGGTATCGGAGCCAAGGGCGATGAGGTTCTACATGCCAAAGGCAAACACTACGCTGACTTCTCTGCCGAGGAGTTGGCACGCTACGCTGAGTACTGCATCAACGATACTGAGCTAACTTACACGCTGTTCAACAAATACATGGCGTTGGGTTTCCCAAAGCAAGAATTGAAACTGATGGACATGACCTTGCGCATGTTCATTGAGCCTGTGCTTGAGCTTGACAAGACGCTACTCGTTGACCACTTGGAAGCCGTGAAGGACGCCAAGGAAGCGCTGATGGAATCGGTGCGGGACTTCATGTTGAAAGACGCTGACCCTGAGTACGTGCATGCAATCTTTAGCGAGGGTATGGACGGCATCAAGAAGCTACTGATGTCTAACGACAAGTTTGCCAAGGTGTTGGAAGACTACGGCGTTGTACCGCCCACAAAGGTAAGCCTGCGCACTGGTAAGTTAGCCTATGCGTTTGCAAAGACAGACGAACAATTCAAAGCACTAGAGGAACATCCTGATGTACGAGTCCAAATGCTTGTCGCAGCACGCCTTGGAAACAAGACGACGATTGAGGAAACTCGCACTGAGCGCTTTATCGGTATGTCTACTAGAGGTAAGTTTCCTGTACCTCTGCGTTACTACGGTGCCCACTCTGGTCGGTGGTCTGGTCAAGACTCTGTAAACCTGCAGAACCTACCATCACGCGGTACGAACGCAGGCAAGATCAAGAAGGCTATCAAGGCACCAAAGGGCTACGTTGTGATTGACTGCGACTCAGCGCAGATCGAGGCACGGACACTGGCATGGTTGGCAGGGCAGCATGACTTGGTGCAGGCATTTGAGAATAAGCAGGACGTGTACCGCCTCATGGCAAGTCAGATTTACAACATACATCCCGATGACGTTACGACCGGTTCAGCCAGTCAGCGTCAGGTTGGCAAGACCGTGGTGCTTGGTGCAGGCTATGGTGTTGGCGCTCGAAAGTTGCAGGTGTTTTTAAAGACGCAGGCGGGGGTAGATGTATCGCTAGACGAGGCGATGCGCATCATTAACAAATACAGGAATACCTACTACAAGATACCCGAGTTGTGGCGTAGGGCAGACGAGGCGCTCATAGCGTTGCGTACTGGCAACGGTCTGCAAGTGGACGAGCAGGGTTTGATTAGAGCCGTGCCCGGTAAAGGGTTAACCCTACCTAGTGGGCTGTTCATTCAGTACCCCGGCTTAGCCAAGGTGACCGACGAGAAAACAAAGACCGACCAGTGGCGCTACTTTTCCAAGGGGATGCCGGTGTACATCTACGGCGGGAAAGTTGTGGAGAACGTGTGTCAAGCCGTAGCAAGGCAGGTCGTGGGAGAGCAGATGCTCAGAATCGGCAAGAAGTATAAGGTGGTGTTGACAGTCCACGACGCTGTGGCTTGTATTGCACCGATTGAAGAAAAAGAAGAAGCACAACGATACGTTGAGGAGTGCATGTCATGGAGACCAAAGTGGGCACAAACTTTACCGCTAGCTTGCGAATCAGGCGTAGGGGCTTCCTATGGGGACTGTTGATTGGTACACTTGGGCTTGCAAAAACAAACCAAGTTCTTTCCATGACGCTAGCACATTCCTATTCAGGTATCAAAGATTACGAAGGCTGTCCACGCAGATACCACGAAGTTAAGATACTAAAAAAGTTTAAATCCAAAGACACTGAAGCCACGATGTACGGCACTGCTGTACACAAGGCGTTCGAAGAATACATCCGTGATAAGACACCACTTCCTGCGAATTTTGCGCACTACAAGCCTTTCGTGGAACCCCTTGCCAACTTCCAAGGCGACGTCCGCTGTGAAGAAAAACTCGGCATCCGTAAAGACTTCACCCCCTGCGGGTTCTTTGACAAAGACGTTTGGTTCCGAGGCATCCCAGACTACCTAGCGATCAACCACGAGAAGGGTATTGCAAGGGTAGCCGACTTCAAGACCGGCAAGTCAAGCCGCTATGCAGATAGCGCTCAGCTAGAACTAATGGCAGCTATGGTGATGATCCATCACCCCAAGGTAAATACCGTCAAGGGCGCGCTGTTGTTTGTTGTGGTTGGCGACGTCATCAAGTCTGAGTACACTCGGAGTCAGTTGCCTGAAATCCTGTCGAAATGGGCTGGCGGGGCTAGTGCAATCGAAGCAGCCGTAGTGCATGGGGTATGGAATCCCAAGAGCTCTGCGCTGTGCAAGTTCTGCCCAGTTACTACTTGTGAGAATCACAATGGCCACTAAACGAAACTATAAGCAAGAATACGAACGGTATCAGGGCACGCCTAAACAGCTCGCTGCCCAATCCGAAAGACACAAGGCACGACGTGCCTACGAGAAGGCGCATGGCGATCTGCCACCCGATGTAGATGTAGACCACAAGAAGGCTATGTCCAAGGGTGGTAAGTCCTCACTAAGCAATCTCCGTGCCTCGCCGCAGTCAGAAAACACAAGCTTCTCCCGCACAAAAACAGGTGCAATGAAGTCACAAATTTCCAAGCGCGAGCGTAAAAAATAATGTAAGATGATTCCACTCGGTAAGCAGTTGCTGGGTTGTTTCATTGGTTCCTTTCTCCTTATTAGGGTTTGCCGAGTAGCAGTGCTACTCGGCTATTTTTGTCACTTCTATTCAAAACTATCATGCAAATTGTCGACAACAAGGCGTTGCTGTTCAATACACGCAAGGCACAACAGATTACATCGCTCATTCCAAAGAGCAGAGTTTTAGAGAGCAACGGCGACGTTGACCAAGTCTTAGTCCACTGGGATTTTGACGAAGTGCAACTGCTACGCAATCTAGGTATCCGTGAGGTGCCTAGTCCCATTTTGGGACGTTACAAGTGGCCCGGCATGTTCACGCCGTTCGACCACCAAAGAACCACGGCAGAATTTCTTACACTCCATCCACGTTGCTTTGTGTTTAACGAAGCAGGTACAGGCAAGACAAGTGCGGCTGCATGGGCAGCCGATTACCTGATGCAACAAGGTAAGGTCAAGCGTGTGTTGGTTGTGTGCCCAGTGTCCATTATGGACACCGCATGGCGCTCTGATTTATTCAAGACAGTCATGCACCGCACAGTTGCAATCGCGCAAGGCTCACGTACACAAAGACAAAAGGTTATTGCAGGGGACTACGAGTTTGTCATCATTAACTTCGATGGTGTGAAGGTAGTCAATGCAGAGTTAGAAGCTGGTGGGTTTGACCTCATCATCGTAGACGAAGCAAACGCAGTTAAGAGCGTGTCGACAGATCGTTGGAAGTGCCTTGCCAAACTGATTAAACCTACGACCCGCTTGTGGATGATGACGGGCACGCCTGCATCGCAGTCTCCGCTTGACGCGTATGGTTTGGCTAAGCTTGTGGCACCTGATGCGGTGCCTAGATTCTTCGGCGCGTTTCGTGACAAGGTGATGCTCAAACTCACGCAGTACAAGTGGGTGCCGAAACAAGACGCACAGCAGGTAGTTCACCAAGTGTT